CCTGATATTATTTCTCATATTCATTATGATTATGTAGGTACAAATGAATCAGGTAATTCTTCGTTTTGTCAGGGAGTTATTCCTTTTGAATTAAAACCAATTGAAACAACTAACCCCTCTACAGGTGAAGTTACTGTAACACCTTCAGTATTTGATCAAAACAATTATATACCGTATGATCAAATTACAAATGAAATTATTTTGGAATGGCTTGATGATTCAATACCTGAAGAATTAATACAGATTTTTAAAAACATTATAAGTCAAGAATTGGCTAAACAGGAGTAAATATGGCAATTGCATTTACAATTAAAATTAACGGTATCCGTACTGCTACAGTTAACGGATTAGAAAACACAGTGAAACAAGTTGAATGGACACTAATCGGTGAAGAGGCTGGTCAGAAGTTTGAATTACCACAGACAACCGAGCTTGGTGATCCTGATTCTGCTAACTTTGTACCATTGACTAGTCTAACAGAAACTGCTGTTATGGCTTGGGTTGAAGCTACAGATGAGCGCATTCCTGCTATCAAAGCACATATTGAATATGTGTTAGGGAAAGAAGTTGCAAAAGCTGCTTTGGTTTCTACCCCAATGCCTTGGGCACCTGCCCCAGAAGCAACACCTACTGAGGCATAATTATGGCACTTCCAGGATCTGGCAGTACTATATCATTAAACCAAGTAAACACTGAACTTGGACGATCAGCCACTGCTACCATTGATATGAATGATTCTGCTCTTAGATCTTTGTTTCAAAAGACTGGAAGTGGCACAACTATTTCAATGAGCGATGGCTGGGGTAAAGCGAACTTTACAGTAGCTTATTCAAGCGGTTTTGGTAATGGTTACTTTATTGATGATGTGTTTTACTCCTTCGGAGAAACAGCTGGCGCAGGTATTCGGTGGAATGCTAATGGAACTATGGATCAGTATGGTTATGATTTTGGATATCAATCCCTTGGCCAAACTTGGGGTAACCCAACTACTAGCGGTATAGGATCAAATTATTGGATTCGATTTACGAAAACAGCAACAGGAGGTCCTGGAGCAGATGCTGCATCTACCGCTTCTACTGGCTGGCTTCAATTAAACTCAGGTAGAGAAATCGTTATCTTTCAAAGTCCAGCTAACCAAATAACCGCTACATACACTGTAGAAATATCTTCAAGCTCTTCAGGTTCACCTGTATTAACTACACGAACTGGTATTACTATTGGACTATCTAATGGTTACCTCTAATTAAAAGATAATCAAACAAATATAACAGGAAGTCACTACCTGACATTTAGTGACAATTTAAAAAGGAAATTAAAATGGGAAAAAATGAAAAGACCCCTGTAAATATCGATGGCGTAGAATACAAGTATGAGGACATGAGTCAACAACAGCAAATGTTGTTAAACCATGTTGCAGACTTAGATCGCAAAATCGACTCCTCTAAATTCAACTTGGATCAACTCCAAGTAGGTCGTAACACGTTCTTTGATATGCTTAAGAAAGCTTTATCAGAAGAGCAACCAGCAGAGACTCAACCAGTACCTGCTTAAAGTTAATGGTCACCCCGTAAAAAGGGTGGCCTTTTTTATCAAAAAAAAAGTGAGAAAAATGACGTATCTATAATAGAAGAATATCTTAAAAGATAGGACTCTAATCTTATTAACTCAAAAAGGAAAATCATGAAAGTAAATGAAAAGCTTATGGATGCTGTTACAGTAGTTGCAGTTTCAATGGGTTTGTTAGCTTTGGTACTGCACGGTCTTGACGCTCTGTTCTAATCAACAAAGGAATTAAAATGACTGAAGTAATGTACTACGTGTATTCTAAGAAAAGCGGTTACTTGATTACTAAGACAACTAATCTAAAAGATCTTGAAGCATATCTTCCAGAACTAGTGGAGATTGTAATAGTATGAATAGTAACTCAAATCGAATCAAAGAACTTGATAAAGGAAAGTCTATGCCTAGGTACTTACTGTTGAATCCTCTTTATGGGGATAACTTTGGAACTACAGCACAAGAAGTAATTGAATCATTAGAAGAGTTTGGCCTCACATATATTTTCTCAAATGACACTAAGGGTATACCAGCAATTTATGCTACAAGTTACTCTAAAGATCTAATTGAGAGAATGTGTAATGAAGTTCAGCTTGATGGTTCTATTATTGAATTCAGTACAATTTACGATCAAGTATTTGAGAATTAATTATGCCTAGACTAACTTTAAAAGCTGGTGATTATACTATAGAAGCTGTTCAGTACAATGCCTTCGACTCTGTTGAAGTAACTGTATATGACGACTTCTTGCAGGCTGTAGTGTCTCCTTCTTTGTATGATGTTAAATCAGCATACATGAGTGGAGAAACTGTAGCTTCTGTCCTTACAGAGTCTGCTGAAGACTTTCGTAGGATTTTCAAAGCTATTGAAGACTTAGTCTTTGTAGATAAAAAACTCGGAGTTTAAAATGTGTACTAAATGTCCACCTGCCTATTCTGATGTAAAGATTGCTGATGAGGAAGGCTATGTCTACCAAGTCAGTAAAGAGATTTTCAACTATGCTAAAGTTCGCCATGAACCACATAGTCTGGAATTCTTCAATAAAATCGGTGAAGAACTTGATCATTGGAAAGCCAATCCAATGCGACTAGTTAATCAACGATTTAAACAAATCGGTCATGTTAACACTATTAGGAAATAAAATGTCAATCTTGAGCTTTTTCTTGTTACCTATTATGTACTATGCAGTTACATATACAGTAGCTTTTGTTTTAGCTTATTTAGGAAGGCCAGTTAAATGATTTCGTTATCCATCCTAGCAGTGATATCCTTTATAGGTTTACTTACTTCAATGTATTCTTTAGTTGTCTTATCAACCATTGTTAAGACGCTAATTACATTGTTAGTGATGACTACCTTATGGGGTATTGCTGGTGTGGTATTCTCTCATTTAAAAATAAGGAAAAAGGATGAAAGAAATGATTAGTATGAGCATTTGGTATATCTGTATATTTGCTTTTGCAGTTACAGCTATTACCTTGTTTGCAAAATACATTTTGTTTTTAGCAATCGTTATCCTGCTTTCGAGCGTATCTTTCACTTTACTGGAGCTATTACGAAAATGAACCGAACTTGCCGTCTCCTTCGGGGGGCGGCAGAGTTCACTTTTTTAATCAAATTGGAGTATAATTATAATTACAACACTCTTACTCTTATTCGGGGTTTTAATCGGAAAACAAGTATCAAACAATCTTCTCAAATTCTTAAAAGATAAAACAGAATAATAATGACGATATTAAATAAATTAGTAAGTGATATTAGTAAACGGCAAGAAAATTTACGTGCAGACCGGAATATCTACACTCACTATTTAAAGGATTATGATGCAAAAACATTAGTAGACATCTCATATCCTCATATATTACGTGGACTTGAGAGACAAGGTACATTAGTAGACATTATCGCTACCATTGGTAGAAGGGTTAGACAAACACTTGACTTACCTAACGATACTATCTCTGATGCACAGGTTGGCTGGTTTATTTGTATTGCTTATATTGAATGTGGAGTTCTTTCTTTTAGATTAAAGTACACATACAAGAACGGCAAGAAAAGTAAATATCAAGCTTATTTCTTTCAAGTAAAAGATTGGAAAGCAATTAAAGATCTCTGGAGTTTAATAGATCAAACTAAAGTTGATATATTTCCTCTTAGAGAAAAAGCAACACCCTGGGACTCTGCTTACAATAACTTAGGTGTACCAATTATTAAGAAAGGTCATTCTACAGCATTAGCTCAGTTTAAGAATAACGACAAGCAAACCTTGTATGATATTCTGAATAAGCTACAGGCTACTGGATGGCGGATCAATAAAGATGTATTCAAAGTATATCAGCATTTCCTCCATAAAGAGAATCCGACTAGTCCTTTCAAACTACACTCTGAGATTGATGAAGAGAAAAGAAAGTCATTGCTAATTGAAGCAGAAGCTATTGAACAATTAGCTTTAACTCACCTAGATAATGCCTTCTATCATGTGTATAACTTTGACTTTCGTGGTCGAGTGTATGTCAACACTGCATTTTTACACGAGCAGTCTAGCGATAACGCAAAAGGTCTACTATTACTAGATCAGGCCACACCTCTCGGTGAAAATGGTTTGTTCTGGCTAAAGGTACATACTGCCAATTCTTTTGGTAACGACAAGGTGACGCTAAAGCAGAGGGCTGAGTTCGTAGATGAGAACATTAATTTATTCTTATCTTATGCAGAGAAACCAACTATTAACCAAGGTTGGATTGATACCGATGCTCCATTCTCTTTCTTAGCTGCTTGTAATGAACTAAGGAAAATCAAAGAATGGCTAATGCTAGGTAACAAGTTAGAAGACTATCAGTGTGCACTTCCAGTGTATATCGATGGCTCTAATAACGGTGTTCAGCACCTAGTAGCTATGTCTCAAGATGAAGACATTGCACCATTAGTTAATTTAGTCCCTCAAGATCTTCCTGGTGATGTGTACATGTATATTGCAAAATATGTATGGCAACATTTACAGGAAATGGCAGATAAGCTTACTGATGAAGAACGTAATCAATTCGATTCAGTTTACAGTAAAGCTAAGGAACTTCAAAAGGCTTACTTTGATGCACCAGACAAGACAGAGCAGAAGGCCTTAGCTTATGCTGCTGCTCAAGAATGGCGTAATCAGAATCGAGCTATACGAGAAAAGTTATTTCCTATTTACTGGCTTAACATTGATAATCCAAAAGATCAGCGTAAAGTAGTAAAGAGAAATGTAATGACTCTCGGTTACGGTGGTACTGCATACGGCATGGGTCAACAGATTATTGATGATACCCGTGATATGTCTGAGTATCTCCGTGACAAGGAACACCTCTGGGGTGCTTTGCTAGGTGACTTGGTCTTTGAGACTTGTTATGAGAAACTTAAAGGGCCAGCCACAATGCTTCGTATGTTTCAAAATCTTGCACAAAGATCTAATGAAAAAGAAGTGTTTTTAAAATGGACTACACCTGTAACTAACTTCCCAGTAGTTCAGGCATATCGTAAGCCATCTATTGTACGTACTAAGTTGAAGTACGGAGAAGAAGAATTAAAGATTCAACTTCAGACTTGGGAAGAAGCAACTATTAACAAAGATTCCCAAAAGACAGGTGCTGCACCAAACATCGTTCATAGTTTCGATGCTGCTCACTTGACAATGACTGTAGTGTCTGCACCATATGAAATGACTGTTGTCCATGATTCTTTCGGTACTTTACCGGGACGTATGGATGATTTGTTTTATAGAGTAAGAGAACAGTTTGTAGAGTTCTATAAAGCCAAACCCTTAGAGAAATTATTGTCTGAACTTCACTGTGAAGACCTTATTCCTGAGAGGGGTAATCTTGATGTAGGACAGATCGTGTACTCGGATTATGCTTTTTGTTAAGTTTTACCAGGGTACGCTAAAGCACAATGGTATGCATTTTGTGATGTATACCTTTTATTAATTGGAAATTAAAAGTAAGGAACTAAAAAGCTATGGCTATTTTAAAAAATGTTGAGTTATTCTACCCACGTCTTGATCCCAAGAAACCAAATGCTAAGTTTAATAAAGAGCAACCTACATGGGAAGTTCAGATTCGAACTCGAGACAAGAAAGTTAAGAATGAGTGGGCCGCACTCAACTTGAAGCCTAAGACTGTAGAAGATGATGACGGTAAAGTATTTTATTCTGTTACTCTTCGCAAGAAGTCTAAAAAGAAAGATGGTGAAGTCAATCAGCCTGTAAAGGTTATTGATGGTGGTTTAAATGATATTAACCCAATGAGCATCGGTAACGGTTCAGTAGGTAATGTTCGTATTTTCCAATATGAGTATGGTGATGAAGGTAAGATTGCATCTATGTTGATGGCAGTTCAAATTACTAAGCTCAACGAATACATTCCAAAAGCATCTGATGATGAGTTTGAAATGACTGAGACAGAGATCGTTCGTGTAGCAGATGCTGACGGTGGTGATGATGAGGATGACAATCCTTATTAATTAAATTTAGGGGACTTCGGTCTCCTATTTTATCAAAGGAAATTAAATGGCAAATACTATTGCAAGTGTAGTTGGTTTAGCTGTTGTAGTAGCTTCTATTTACGGATGGATTGCAAACTTTATAGCTATACTAGCAATGAATGCTGATACTCCATTAGGTTGGATTATTGGCCGTATTATCGGTGTCTTTGTACCCTTCATCGGAGCAGTTCTTGGTTACTTCTGAATACACGCTGACATTCACTGATCCTATTAGTGAATTTGAAATGCTTCTCCTATGTAAACTTGGAGATGACTTTTCATACAATAAAGATTTTACTGTTTGTACAATCGAAACTCCAATGAGTGAACGAGAGTTTCTCAAAGAAGTTTCTGAAATTACTGTAGTAGAAAACATTGGGTTAATCCAACATTTAGTAACAATGGAACCCGACTGGTTAACATATAATTCATAATGATTGCATATAAACTTTTTAAGAAAAGAAAAGATGGTACTTATGGACCATTGTTTATTAATCGGAAACAGAAGATACAATCAGGTGTTCTTTATGGAGCAGAGTCTCACCCTACTGTAGGTTATGCCTATCGTCCGGGATGGCATTGCTGTTCTACACCTAATGCACCACACTTGAGCCCTAAAGGTAGAGTATGGTGTAAGATTGAAATTCAAGACTATACAAAACATCAACGGCCTGAAAGTCAAGGTGGTCTTTGGTATACAGCAAATTATATGCGTATTTTAAACGAGTTATAAAATGAAACAAAGAACAATTTATTTAGCAGGTCCAATGGAGCATGTCTCTGTTGAAGATGCAAAAGGTTGGCGTGATATTGCTACTCAATTACTTAAGCAAGCAGATCAAAAAGTTCTTGATCCTACTCGTAGGGTTCATGACTTTAAACCTAAATATATGAAAAGGATATTTGAGTTAGATCTTCGTGATATTCAAGAGTCAGACCTGATTCTTGTTAACTTAGATAATCCTACAGTTGCTAAACACGGTACTGCCATGGAAGTATTCTATGCTTCTTATGTACTACGTAAACCAGTAATTGCATTTAAAGCAGATGCCTCTACTATTCACCCATTTTTTGAGTCATTAGTCACAGAGTGGAGATCAACAGTAGAAAAGGCATGTGATACTATTATTACGGAGTATATCGATTAATGCCATTCTTTGTTACTTACGTAGATCCTGATGATGAAACTATAGAGCATAACGTGCCTATTAGTAAAGCAACTCAGGAGTGCGTTTTTACTAGTTTAAAACAAGTAGCAGTTAAAGTGAGAGATGTTAAAGCTCACTATCCAAAATTAAAAGTTAAGGTTTATCATGCAAGCCTTTGGGAAGAAAATTAATGCCATATATTAGACAAGACTTTAAACAGTTTTTACACACAAAAAGTGTAGCGGAAGTAGGTGATTTGTGTACTACTCCAGGAGAATTAAACTTTGTTATTACTTCTATTGTACGAGATTACTTCAACCGTACAGATAAAGGTAACTACCAAGCTATCAATGATATTGTAGGTGCTTTAGAAGGCGCTAAAATTGAGTTTTATCGAAGAGTAGCGGCACCGTATGAAGACCTTAAAATTAAAGAAAACGGAGATGTATATTGATAAAGTTTACAGTAACTACAGTAAAAGAAAACGAAGACGGTAGTGCTAATGTAGTTTTAGATTTAGACAACGAAGCACGAGAGTATTTATTAAACTATGCTTTTATTCATATGCTTAAAGAGGCAATCGAAGAAGGCAAAAAATATGAGGTAAAGGATTAAAATGTATACACCAGTTTATGAAGTATACTCTTATGACGACCAAAGAGGCGTAGTAGGAACATTTAACGATTTTGAGAATGCTGTAGAGGCATGGAAAAATAATGAAAACTTCTTTACTATTAAATGTGTTTGGCCTACTAGCGCAAAGAACCGTTCTAAAGAATTAAACACAGTTCAAGCCATTCTGGAATATCGTAAACTGTTAAAGCAATGGGCTGCAGAAGATGGTAATGATGAATGGGAAGTTGATCAATTAATGAAATATTTAAAAGAGAATCCTGCAAAGAAAGACGCTATTAACCCTAGCCATTATCAGGGTTATGTAATGGATTTACAATGGCTAGAGACTATGCAGTATTTACCAAGCTTTAGAGATCCTGCTTGTTTCAAGGCTGCAGTTGAACTACAAGTACGAAAGTATTTAGACCGTTTAGGTGGTAAAGATGCTGAACAACAAGAATTAGGTAAAGCATTGTGGTATTTGAAATTCCTACTTGCTTATACTAAAAACAATAATCAACCAATCAAAATTAAAGACATAGAAAAAATTTTAAATGAGTAATCTAGTATTTGACATCGAAAGCGATGGTCTACTAGACACCGTAAGTAAAGTCTGGATGATCGTAACAAATGACACTGTTACAGGTGAGGAGTTAATCTTTACTGATTATGACTCTCAATATCCAAGCTTAGAACAAGGCTTACAACACCTATCGAAAGCAACAAGTTTAATTGGCCATAACATTATTGGCTATGATTTACTTGTTCTCCGAAAACTATACAATTGGGCTCCCAATAAAGAGATTAAACTATATGATACAATGCTATTGTCTCAGGTAGTTGACTATGATCGATTTAATGGAAAGCATTCTCTAGCTGTATGGGGTGAGTACCTTGGGCAATCTAAAGTTGAGCATGAAGACTGGAGTCAATACTCAGCAGAGATGCTACATCGGTGTAGAGAAGACGTAAAAATTAACGTAAGAGTTTTTAAGTTCATTAACAAAGAACTAAAAGGTATGTTTGAAAAGAAACAATATCTTAAGACCTCTATTAAAAACGAGCATCTAACTGCACAGTTTTGTGCTGATGCAGAATATATAGGATGGCAATTTGATAAAGACGCTGCTACAAAACTATTGGCTGACATGGAAGCTCAGATGGCAGAAGTTCAGTCAATTATTGAGCCGAGACTCAGTGTTGAAACTAAAGTCTTGGATAAAGAACCTAAGATACCACGATGGATTAAGAACGGTAACTACGATGCCACTACTGCTCGATATTTTAATATTGATGCTACTAATGGCAGGGATGTACGTCTGGTAGAGGGCCCTTATCAACGATTTGAGTATGTACAGCCTGATCTAGGCAATATTGATTCGGTTAAAATTTATCTACATAAAATCGGATGGGTGCCTGATGATTGGAACTGGAAAAAGCAAGGAAACGAGTTTATTAAAGTTTCTGAAAAGCTAACAACTAGTTCACTTGAAAAATTAGGTGAGGTAGGTATGTTAATTGATAAATACTATACTACTCGATCTAGACATTCTATTCTGTCTGGATGGATGGAGAACTTAGATGAGAATAATCGATTACATGGTAGTTGTTTTACTATCTCTACTCCAACTGGTCGTGCTAGACATAGCGGTATTGTCAATGTTCCAGGTGCTGATTCCGAGTGGGGTGCAGATATTAGAAAGTTATTTGTTGCCACTCCTGGCTATACAATCATTGGCGCTGATTCTTCTGGTAATCAATTTAGAGCTTTATGTCATTATCTAAAGAATGATGAATATACTAATGAAGTTTTAAATGGAGATGTACACCAAAAGAATGCTGATGTGCTTACAGCAGTAATGACTGAAGAACAGGCAAACTTTCCCAAGATTATTAAAGATCCAACTATTTCTCGTAAGTTAGCAAAGCCATTCATTTATGCTTATTTGTTTGGTGCTGGTGGTGAGAAGGTTTCTTTAATTTTAACTGGTGTTCGTAATGCTAAACTAGGCAATAAAATTAAGGCTGAGTTTGCAAAGCGTATTCCAGGACTAGCTTCATTAATTAAACGTATTAATGCAGTCTATAACAAGACAGAGAACCACGGTAATCCTTGGATCCCTGCATTAGATGGTCGTAAGATTCCTTGTGAGTCTGCCCATAAGTCTCTCAATTATCTATTACAGAGTTGTGAGGCTATTACATGTAAAGCAGCTACTGCTCTTACTTATGTGAGACTCCAAGAGGAAAACATACCATTCAATCCCTTGATATTTTATCACGATGAGATTGAATTTGAGGTCCCTACTGAATATGCTGAAAGAGCTGCTGAGATTGCTAAGAAAGCTTTCCAAGACGGTCCTAAGTTATTTGGTGTGGAAATTATGGACGGTGAATCTAAAATTGGTAATAATTGGTATGATGTACACTAATCTGAAAGACTTTATGGATAACTTATCCTTGGTTAAAACTATTGAATCACAAAAGACATGTGCAAATGCAGCATTAAATTTGTTGCATATGGTTGATCCCGACTCTTGTCTTTTAGGCGGAGCACCCAGAGATTGGGCTTTAGGTAAGGTAGCTAAAGATCTGGACGTTTACCTTCGTCCATTTCCTATGGAAAGCAAAGATAGTACTATTGCTCGTATTACTCAAGCATTAAGTCTTGAGCATAATGAGATTGAGGATGTTACTAATGACTCCTATTATATGCATAGTAAAGACAATGGGGTCCTTGGAGTATTAAACGTAAAGAATTGTTTTATGCCAATACAGATTGTATTGTGTGATAGAACACCTTTAGAAATGTTATACACTTTCCATTGTAGTTTGTCTCAGGCATATTATGTGCGTGATCATAGTTGGGATTATACTCTTAACTCCGATGCATATAGGCTAGAGACCACTATGGAGTTTGATATTGGTAAACAATTCCAAGTCAATCTAATTAAGAAGAATAGCGATCCAAGATATATTGCTAAAATTCAGGCTAAATATCCTAATTATATACCAGTATACGAAGCATGAATGTCTTCTTCTTAGATAAGGACCCTGCAGAATGTGCTAAGGGTCACTACGATACCCATGTAGTAAAGATGATTCTAGAGTCAGCTCAGTTATTGTCTACTGCTCATCACTTATGTGGTGACGGTGGACCGTATAAAGTTACTCACCAGAATCATCCTTCAGCTGTATGGGTTAGACAATCGGTGGCTCATTATAGTTGGTTATATATCCTTATGCTAGAATTAGGTAAAGAGTATACACATCGATTTAATAAAGAACATAAAACAATCCGAGAACACAGGGATTCTTTGTTCTTTACACCAAGAGACATTAAAGCACTAGGGTGGAAAGATCCGCCTTTAGCTATGCCTGAGCATTGTCAATTAGATAGTGCTGTTGAATCATATAGAAACTATTATTTAACAGAAAAGATAAACTTAATGAAATACACAAAGAGGAACGCCCCTTGGTGGATGCAAAAACAGATCGCTATGATTCCCTCTATTTAGATCTAGCGAAAAGAATTGCTTTAATGTCCTATGCTGAGAAGCGTAAAGTTGGAGCAATTGCAGTAAAAAATAACAATATACTCAGTTTCGGATTTAATGGTACACCTAAGGGCTTTCCTAATAAATGCGAGAATGAGTATAATAAAACATTATCCTATGTGATTCATGCCGAAGCAAACCTTGTATCTAAGGCTGCTGCAGAAGGCTTGAGTCTAAGAGGATCAACAGTATACGTAACAACTGCTCCTTGTGACAATTGTTCCTTATTACTTATCCAATCTGGTGTTGAGAGAGTTGTTTTCTCAGACAGATATAAAACAGATTCAGGTATTTTAACACTAATCCACAGTAATATAAGAGTACAACAAAAATGAAAAAATCACTAGTATATCGTGTTCCATCAGCAACATACACTTATCCACGAGGTGATAAGTATTTGTATCTTAGCTTTGTAGATCGTCCTACAATTATTAAGTACAAAGTTCGAAATAAAGTAGGCCAAAAGCTCCTTGCTCGTGTTAAGAAATATGGCTACGAGAAAGTAACTTACCCAGTATGATTGCATTAGTAGACGGAGACGTTCTACTTTATCAGGCTATCTGGGGTACTGAAGACGTAGAAGAAGCTAAAATTAAATTAGACGAAGTTCTTCAAGCTGTTGTTGAAAACACCTTTTGCACTGACTATCTCATTGCAATTGGTGGTCCTAATAATTGGAGAGAAGAATTTTTCTCAGAGTATAAAAAGAGTCCTTCGAGACTTGCATCTAAGAAAAATAGATCAGAATATTTTGATGAATTAAAAGAATGGTTTTGCCAGCACCCTAATGCAGTAGTTGCCCACGGATTTGAAGCAGATGACTTACTCCGAATTTGGTCACTCGAGGCTATTAGGGATGGTGATCCTTATATTGTGTGTACAATCGACAAAGACTTAGATTGTATTCCTGGCAAGCACTTTAAACCAGGAAAAGATGAATACTATGAAGTAGATGAAGAGTCAGCAGACATTCACTACTGGAGACAGATACTTACTGGCGATGCGGTAGACAATATTCCTGGGCTTAATAAAGTAGGTCCAGTGAAAGCCAATAAGATCTTAGAGGGCTGTGACAATAATAATAAAAGAAAGGCAGCAGTAATCAATGCTTACAAACAACATTATGGTGACCAGTGGAAACCTTATTTACTTGCCAATGGCAGGTTGATCCACATCTGGCGCTATATTAATGACCACTTCCAAATCAAAGAAGAAGGATAACGGGCACTGGGACTTTCCTGAACAATTAGATCATGAGAATGCCTTTGGTTTTATCTATTTAATCAAAGATACAACTACAGGTATGATGTATATCGGTAAAAAGATCTTCAGAGGTACTGGCAAAATCAATAAAGGTAAGCCAAGTAACTGGAGAGTCTATACAAGTTCATCTAAGGATATTAATGCACTAATTGAAGAAAGAGGTATTGATTCCTTTGAGTTTTATGTGTTAGAACAGTACTATACTCGAGGTGGTTTAAGTTGGGCGGAAACATGGTCACAATGCCATGTAGAGGTACCTACCAATAATCATATCTGGTATAACCGTTTTATTGACAAAGTTCAATGGCGTTCTGCTGAGGTAGTCTCAGTAAGACATCGTAGGAGATTAAGTAAATTGGCAGGTTTAAAATGAGATTAATTGGTTTTGTATTTGGTTTATGTTCTTTAGGAGTAATTCTCACACAGGCTATAAACCTATTATCAACAGAGGTATGGGGATCATCAGACTTTTTGCTAATGTCTGTAGCCCTTAGCTTTATTTCAACAGCTTGTTTTGCAGTTAATAAGGTATTAAACAATTAAAATGGGAAAAATAGTTGTAAAGGATCAACCATGCCTAAGTGAAGACTGTGGTAGTAGTGATGCTAGACAGGTATACGAAGATGGAACATCCTATTGTTTTTCATGCAGAGGATGGTTTCCAAATCAAGAAAAGGATACTTTTGTGTCAACTAAAAAGGAAAGTTATGGTACTGAAACACTAGAGGAAATTGCTAGTTATGCCGTAAGAGGTTTTGAAGATCGAAAGATCAAAAAGAAAATTACAGAACATTTTAATGTAAAGGTTACAGTAAATGAAAAGGGTGAAGTGGATTCACATTATTACCCCTATGGTATTAATGAGATTACAGGTTATAAGAAACGTATTCTCCCAAAAGAGTTTACAGTTATCGGCAAAATTAAAAGTCTATTTGGACAAATGCAAGCAGGTAATGGGGGTAAACAGTTAGTAATTACCGAAGGTGAGATTGATGCATTAACAGTGTCTCAGGCTTGGTTCGATAAATATGAAAAGATGTATCCCGTAGTATCTATCCCCTCTGCAAGTCAAACTAGTATTTTACTCAATAATCGTGATTGGCTACGTAGTTTTGATTCAGTAGTTATTTGGTTTGATAATGATGAGCCAGGTAAAGAAGCTGCAGATCGTGCTGCAAAAATTATTGGCTTTGATAAAGTAAAAATTGTTAAGAATACTAAGTTTAAAGATGCTAACGAGCTTTATGTAAAAGAAGGTCATATAGCTGTCTTGGGGCAAGTATGGGATGCACAGCCCTGGAGCCCAGTAGGTATTGTTAACTCAGCAGATACTTGGGATTTATACAAAGCAGAATCAGAGATTGACTATGTACCTTGGCCAGACTTTGCCGTAGAACTTAACAAAAAGATTTATGGTAGATGCTTAGGTTCTATTACTGTACTTTGCTCAGGTACAGGTATGGGTAAGAGTTCATTCTTAAAAGAAGATCAGTATCATTTACTTCAAACAACAAATGAAAAAATTGGTATTTGTTCTTTAGAGGAAAGTGTCTCTGAAACAGTTGAAGGTATTATGGCATTACACTTGAATAAGCGTATCCAATTACCTGATGTTGAAGTCGGTGAAGATGAAGAGCGTACCGCTTGGTCAGAGACTATGGGTACAGGTAGAATTATGTTCTTAGACCATCAAGGTTCTATGGGAGATGATTCATTGATTGATAAGATGGAGTTTATGGCTTTAAGTGGTTGTAAGTTTATTTACCTTGATCACATTACTATTGCAGTATCAGATGCTGAAGATAACGATGTAAATCGAGCTACAGATAAGCTTATGTCTGATCTACTAAAGTTAGCTAAACGCCATAGTGTATGGATTGGTGTTGTTAGTCACCTAAGAAAGACAAACAATAACCAAAAGTCCTTTGAAGAGGGTGCTGTACCTTCCGATGATGACTTAAAAGGCTCAGGTTCATTAAAGCAGATTGGTGCACAACTAATTGCTATTAGCCGTAACAAGCTAGAAACTGATCCTATTCAACGCCATACAAGTAAATTATGGGTTTTAAAAGATCGTTGGACAGGTAGAACTGGTCCAATGGGTCAATACAGGTTTATAGAAGATACTGGCAGACTAATCAACAGTGATTCATTTGAGGATTTAACAATATGAGATACGCCATATTTGCCTACGATGAATCAGTTAGACAGTATAGTGAGTTTATATATGATAATTATGAAGAATGTGAAACAGCATTAGGTGTCTTTACTGACTACGATATTGCTGCATTTATATGTGTTTCAGATGAGTCGATGAATGGCAAGATTGCAGAGATACTACTGCGTCCTGGATCTTGCTTTAATGCCTAACAATAAAAATAAGAAAATAATGAAATACTACGACATTGAAATTGATTTAGAAAAGGATAATCTTTTAACAGACTATGCCTTTGACATGGTCTTAGAGTTTTATGCACAGAGTGCTGAAACTTCACCACAACAAGTTTATGCAAGGGCATGTCGTGCATGGAGCACATTTAAAGGTCAAACAGATTTAGCTTTAGCTCAAAGACTGTATGACTATATTTCTAACAAATGGTTTATGTTTGCCTCACCAGTTTTGTCTAATGCACCTGACATTGACGGTAAAGGTAAAGGTATGCCAATCTCATGTTTTCTAACTTATGTACCCGATACTGTTCCTGGTCTTATCGATCATAGCTCTGAAATTCGTTGGCTTTCAGTTATGGGAGGCGGTGTTGGCGGTCATTGGAGTGACATTCGCAGCGTGTCTGACATTGCTCCTGGCCCGATACCCTTTCTGAGTACTATCGATGCTGACATGACTGCCTACAGGCAAGGCAAAACACGCAAAGGATCTTATGCTGCATATCTCGATATTGACCACCCTGATATTCTTGAATTTGTTAGTATTAGGGTACCCACAGGCGACAACAATCGTAAGTGCCTTAACCTACACAACGCTATTAATATCACTGATGCTTTCATGGAAGCTGTCAAAGAAGGTAGAGAATATGAACTTGTTGATCCAAAGAAAGGACCCACAGGGGAGTTTCTCGATGCTAGAAAAGTATTTGGAAAGTTACTGGAGACTCGCTTTCGCACAGGTGAGCCTTATCTTAATTTCATCGATACCGCTAATGATGCATTACCGCAACAGTTAAAGAGCAAAGGGTTAAAAATTCACGGAAGTAATCTGTGTAATGAAATCCATTTACCTACGTCTGAAGGTCGAACTGCAGTTTGTTGCTTAAGCTCTGTTAACCTAGAGTACTTTGATCAATGGAAAAACACTAGTATGGTTGCTGACTTAGTAACTATGCTAGACAATGTACTAGAATACTTTATTGAAAATGCTCCTGCAGCACTACATCGGGCTATTCTTTCAGCAAAGAGTGAACGTTCTATTGGTCTGGGTGCAATGGGTTTCCATAACTACTTGCAGAGTAAAGCTATTCCTTTTGAAAGTGAAACAGCAAGTAAGCTAAATATTGAAATCTTTAAGCACATTAAAACTGAGGCAAGGAATGTATCTAATTCCCTAGCCGAAAAACGTGGACCTGCCCCTGATATGAGTCCATTAATGATTCGTCATTCACATTTGTTAGCTATTGCTCCAAATGCCTCCTCTGGTATTTTGCTATCAACCTCACCTTCTATTGAGCCAAATAAAGCTAATGCTTACACTCATCGTACTCGTGCAGGATCATTCTTAGTTAAGAATAAGTATCTTGAGCAGTACTTAGAGGGCATTAATCATAATACGAGTGAAGTATGGTCAAATATTATTACTAATAGTGGTTCAGTTCAACACCTACCTTTCTTAGATGATAATGCAAAAGCTGTATTTAAAACTAGTTTTGAGTTAGATCAGAATTGGATTGTTAAGCATGCTGGTGATCGACAAAAGTATATTTGTCAAGGTCAATCAGTAAACTTGTTTTTCCCTGCAGGTGCTGATCGCTCTGTGGTTAAGGATGCTCATATTTATGCTTGGAAAGCTGGACTTAAAGGTCTGTATTATTTACGTACAGAAGCTAAAGTTCGTGCTGAAAATGTTTCACAAAAGGTTGAGGAAAACAAATTGAAAGAAGTTAAAGAAACTATTATTTATGGAAAACCAAACTGCCCCCAATGCACAATGGCCAAGTCCTTGCTTGAGTCCAAGGGAATTGCTTATTCTTATGTTGACATCACTACAACAGGTAAATCAGCAGCAGAAATTACTGGAAGAGCAGATGTGCGTTCTCTCCCACAAGTTTACCTTGATGGAACGTACGTTGGCGGATTTACGGAACTCTACGCTAAACTCACTACCCCAAGTGAAGTTCTAGAAGATAACGAATGTAAGGCATGTGAAGGTTAATATGGCTACACTAACAGAGTTTAATAAAACATACAAACCTTTCTTGCATGACTGGGCAGTTGATATCACAAAGAAACATGAAGAAATTCATTGGACTGAAGATGAAGCTGACTTGTCTGAAGATGTGTCTGACTGGAAACTAAAACTTGATGAAGGCGAAAAAGAATTTATTACAAATATTCTTCGATTGTTTACTCAAGGTGACGTTCAAGTAGGACAAAATTATTACGACTATCTAATCCCAAAGTTTAAGAACAATGAAGTACGTGTTATGCTTGGTTCCTTTGCTTCTCGTGAAGGTACACATCAACGAGCATACGCACTACTAAATGACACACTCGGATTGCCTGATGAAGAGTATCACAAATTTCTAGAGTATAAAGAGATGTCTGAAAAGATTGACTTTATGCAAAGTAATGATACTAATAGTCAGACAGGTGTAGCGCTTGCTCTTGCTAAGGGTGTTATGAATGAAGGTGTGGCTTTGTTTGCCTCCTTTGTTATGTTACTGAATTTCCAACGATTCGGTAAAATGAAGGGTATGGGTACTGTAGTAGAGTGGTCTATTCGTGATGAAACAGTACACGTAGAAGGTGGCGCTAGATTGTTCCGAGAGTTCTGTAATGAACACCCAAGAATTGTTAATGATGAACTTAAGTCTAAGATTTATCAGATGGCAAGAGACGCAGTTGATCTTGAAGACAAATTTATTGAGCTTGCCTTTGCTAATTACAAAATTGAAGGTATTAGTAAAGAAGATGTAAAGAGTTACATTCGCTATATTAGTGATCGTAGATTATTACAACTAGGTTTAAAGACTATCTTTGACCATCGAGACAATCCAATGCCTTGGCTAGACTGGGTTCTCTCAGGTGTTTCTCATGACAACTTCTTTGAGAAGCGTGTTACAGAGTACAGTGTTAATGGCATGAACGGAGATTGGGACTGGTAATGACTCCATCGGATAAAATTAAACTAACAAACATGGTTGATCAAGGTGTTAATCATACACTAGCTACTTTAGATATTACAGATAGAGAAGAGATTATGAATCACTTTGAAAGAGTAGCATTGTCTATTGTAGAGGGCTCTGATCCTGCAGATTCTGAAGAGTTAGTAAAATTCTTTTCAGTGTATCTCCAGAAGAAGGCTGATAAATTAGGTGTTAAACGTAGTTATGCAGATGACCAAAAATAATATTAACTGGCAGGAATTAGAACGTGAAGAAAAGCAATTTAAAGACGAGCGAACCTCTCACTCAGACAGACACAAACGACCTTATAAGCGAGAGCGACAACAAGGACGTTGGTGGGACGAGTACAGCTCCGAAGAAGACGAAGATGACTCTATTGGAGGAAATCAAAGCAATAATCAGTAATAGCAAAGGTCATGTGTCTGAATTTAGGTTAGTTGTAGATGAAGTTAACAAAACTACTACTCAACTTATTGAGGACTTATGGCCTACTGGCATTACATTTATTGTAAGCGGAACAGATTTAGTTGCACTGAATGAACTAAACAATAAAATTATTAATCGGTCAGGATCTATCGGTCGATGGAAAGTAACACTTCCAGCTGATATTATCTTAGAACCTGCAGAGTTATTTATTTCAACTAAGGAATTATCACATGAGCAAACTATTCGGTTGCCAGTTCAACAAGTACTCAAGTGTGCTTAACGCTAAAGCTAAACCTAAAGCGCCTGAAGCACCAGACTCCCCTAATCCACCTCAACCTGTAACTCAGGAAGATGGTGACGGTGGCTACTATTGGTTTGGTAAGAATATTATGCGTAATGGCGTAATGTATCTTATGGGAGAGGTAGAGGATGAATCTGTACAGCCTATTATTATGGCTATTATGGAATACAACCTGATGGCCAAACAAGATCAGCCAGATAAACTTGTATTGTTTATTAACAGTCCAGGTGGATTTGTTTCTTCAGCATACCATTTAATTGATACTATTAAACAGTCCAATATTCCAGTAGTTACTATTGGTACTGGTGAAGTAGCTTCAGCAGGTGTTATGTTGTTGATGTCAGGAAATAAAGGTATGCGCTTTATTACTGAAAATTGCTCTGTAATGTCACATCAATTCTCTCGTGGAGTTGTTGGTAAAGAACATGAAATAGCTGCAGCCTCAAAAGACTTTCATTTAGACTCGCTAAGAATGTTAAATCATTATCGCAAATGTACAGGTAAGTCTGTTACATATATTCGTAAACATTTGTTACAACAATCAGACTGTTTCTTCTCTCCAGATGAAGCAGTTACACATGGTATTGTAGATGAAGTAATTAAGAATCCGTAAACCAAGCCCTGACTAGAAATAGTTGGGGCTATTTTATTAAGGCACACATGATAAGTGAAAAAGACATTGAAGATTGGCTACATTATGAATTAAAAGAAGTGTCTAAAGAAATCAATGACAACTATTGGAAATTCTCTGCCTCGTTTGGTACAGATAAAGAATTACTCATGCAATACGAGAGTAGTGTAAATAGGCTAAAACGTATTTTAGAAAGACTTAATGGTAACAATCCCAACTGAAAACTATAAACTATTGCTTAAACTTCTAGATCGATTTAAACAGGAACGTGAAACAAATGATAAAATGAGTCAATTCGAAAATGGATATGCTTGTGCTAGTCATTATGCCTATGACGCACTTTATGAAGCATTAGAATCATTACCTAAATTAAATAAGGTTTGTGCATTATGTAAAAAGGATGTAACCGATGGCCTCTAATCAATTACTCTATGAATCTAACAAAATACTAAAGGATTTTATATCTATTAATTCTATTGCAAACTTTGAGTTTATTCCTACTGAAAATAATCTTTATTTTTATAGCGAACGAATTATGAATTTAGCAATAAATGAAATTGACAGGAAACGTAAAAAAGCTATTGAAGCCAGTGGTCGTAGATTTTGGTATAGAGATGGCTATAACCCACGCTTCCTTACAAAAAACCGTGTTAGAAACTTTTTAATAACAGAGATACAAAATGCAACAACTATCCAAATTGGCATTGGAACTAATGGAAGAGTTTCAGGAGTTGAACAAAGTAAACAACTTTAACTCGGAACAGAAGTATGATGTCTTTTATGTAGCTATACGTACACTTAGAAGTAGTCATCTTTTCTTTGAAACTGACCCTTATAGTTGGGAAGATCTTAGACGTTTTCAGGATACTTTAGATATGCTAGAGTATGGACCAATTGTAAAACCACACTTCGAAGTTTTTACACAAATGTTAAACAGAGAAAATGCCACGACCTAAGAAAGTAACGACTACTAAAGTCACTTGTTCACCTGAGCTAGTGGAATTAGTAAGAAGACGAAGAGCACAGATGTTAGTTCATTCGTGTATCTATTATGAGCTAAATGACAGTATAATCTCTGATCATCAGTGGCAAGCATGGGCTGATGAGCTACAAAAACTACAAGAAAAACACCCAGATTGTTTAAGAATAGACTTTTACGACTGGGAATTTAGAGATTGGGATGGTGCTACTGGAGCACACCTGCCACACAGAAACCCTTGGGTTTTCCAGAAAGCAAACTATATTTTAAATCTTTCAAGAGAGAATAAATGATCACAATTCAAGAATTAGAAGTTAGATTTCCTGTAGTATTAGAGCTTCTCCGCATGACAAGAGATTGGCATGCAAGAGAGCAAAAGGCTTATGAGTTCCATCCGATTATCAAAGAGATTATGAAAAAGCATATACCTCAAGACCATCGGTTATTAGCATTAGAATATCCTCATCAATCAATTAAAGATGCAAGTAATGTTGCGTTTACTCGTGATGAGCGTTCAGGTATTAACGATCGTCAGACTGTTACTACCTTTGGTCGCTATGTTCGTAGAATGTTCCCTCAATTGAAGGATCATGAAATTCGTGACTATGCTACTAAATGCCGTAATGATACTTATGAGATCTGGGATACAAAAGAAGGTATTATTACCAGTGTACAACTAGGTCCACGTTCTTGTATGACATGGGATTCTAGTTATACTCCAGGTCATGAGTACTATGATCCTAGCTTGAAGCATCCTTACATGGTTTATGCTCCAGAGTTAGGTTGGAAAACTGCAGTTAGGCTTGATCCAGACACACGTACAATTAATGGTCGTGGCTTGGTATGGCACTCTGAGGATGACAAAGAAAAATACTTTGTTCGTACCTATAAGAGAGGTAATGACTACAGTTATGCTGATGAGGCATTAGAGTATTGGTTAAAGGAGTCTGGTTACAGGCATGTAGATGGCTGGCCTTATGAGACACCATTAAAGCTAATTAGTTATAGTCATGATTTCTTAGCTCCGTATATTGATGGTGAAGTACAACGAGTAAGTAAGTGTAGTACCCGTGTATATAAAGGCGTACATTATAATCTTCATATTGTTGAGGATGGTGACTATGAGTGTACTCAAACAGACGGTGAAACATGTGCTAGTGAAACTGAGCATTGTAGCTGCTGTGATGAGTACTACCACGCTGATGATATGAGAAGTACTTACGAAGACGGTGATATCTGTGAGAATTGCGCAGATAACCATTATGTTCGAGCATACACAGATAGTACTAGATATACAGAGTTAGTAAGCGAAAATGATGTTGTTGAATATCAAGGTAATTACTATCATAAAGATAATTTAGATTATCATGAACTAGTTGAACTTCATAATGGCGGTGTTGCTGAGAAAGAAAGAACATACGAAACTATTTCTGGTGAGTATGTATTAGATGAAGAAATTGGCCCAAATGGAGATTGGGTTTTGATTGATAGCCTTGCTTATCCCAAGAGCGAGTTATTTTACTGTAATGGATCTCATGAGTGGTATTTAAAGGATGATGTTACCCCAGTAGAAGTAGATGGAAAAGAATATCATCCAGAGAATGTTCCCGAAACAGAAAGTGAATCAGAATGAAAACTCAATTAATTAAAGACTTAGAATTTGCATTATCCCTGAAGAGACCACATGGTGGCACAGGTGTTACTATGCTTTGTAACTATATTGTAGAACGTGTTGGTGAGGGAGATCTCTCAGTAGACTTCTGTGGCAATATACATGTGGACATGCGTGATGACTCATCTAATGAAACATTATTCACTGCTCACGTAGATACTGTTCACCGTGAAGATGGTGATAATGTCTTTAAGTATGAAGGCCAATACTTGTTAGCTGACGGAGGGAAGCCTCTCGGTGCTGATGATGGTGCTGGCGTTGCTTTACTACTTCACATGATTGATAACAGGGTGCCTGGCTACTATGTATTCTTTCAAGGTGAAGAGAAAGGTGGCATCGGTTCTAGTTGGCTTGCATTAAATGATCCAGGACTAGTTGGACAATTCAAACGAGCTATTACATTCGATCGTAAAGGTACTCATAGTATTATTACTCATCAAATGTGTGGTCGTACTTGTTCAGATGATTTTGCTTATGCATTGTCAGACGCTTTGAATGATGCTTGTACAGACTTTATGTTTGTACCAGACGATACAGGTGTTTACACTGATACTGCTGAGTTTGCTGATACTATTCCTGAATGTACTAACATTAGTGCTGGTTATTACTCTGAGCATACACCAAATGAAAAGCTTGATCTCTATCACTTGCAAGACTTATCCGAGGCTGTATTGAAAATTAACTGGGATTCTCTCGAAGCTGTTCGTGATCCAAGTGTGCCTGATCCAGATGAGCTTAAGACTAATTACAGTAACTACACATCTTTCCCTACTTATAACAAAGATGCATATGGCTATAGTAATTATGCTGACTACGAGTATGACTATGAGAAAGATCCAGTAGGTCCAATAACTTATACTGAGGAAGCTACAACATTAATTGACTGTTTAGCAGACGCTAAGTTTGGTTTGAAGACAGAATTATTAGAGATGGTAGCTACATTTATTCATCCTGAACATCCTGAAACTGCAATTAAGTTTCTTAATAGAAACGCATTGACAGAAGAGGTTATTCTTGATGCAGAAGACATGCTACGTGTAGGCTATGAAGAGCATCAAGTTATTGAATACTTGTTCGACATTTTGTATAAGGAGTAATTTGGATTGAATAGAATAGCACATAGACTAATGAGAGAGCAGGATAAACTCGTTAAGCGATTCTTGTTATTAAGTTTAATTCAAATATCAGGAGAAGCAACTCTTGATACACTAGATGAGTTAGCAACATTAAGGAAAGACATTTCTAGGATAATCGAGAATGAACGCCAAGAAAAACATTAAGCTAGATAATATAATTATTGCTTATAACCGTTTCAAACCAGAACGTGATGGGACAATTAAAGTTCAATTACTAGATAGAAACACACGACAGATACTTGCACAAATTTATGTCAAGAAAATCTTGTTGTCTAAAACATTTGAAGAACTTCAGGTGTTTATGAGGTTTAAATTCAAGAAAGATTTTAACTTTATTTTACCTAAAACATGGACATTCTTAGGAAACACAGTATGAAAGTAGTTTATACTCTCGAAGACTTATTTGGCTATCCAATTGGAGATGTTACAGAGGATCCCACTGATAGCACATTCAGTGCATATCATTATGACTCCGATAAGATGTATGGCCCATTTAAAACTAAAGAAGAAGCTGAAGTATTTTTAAATAGGATTGAATATGATCTCAGATGAAGAGCATGCAAAAGTAGTTGAGTTGGTTTATGCACATGACTATTACCTGCATATTTTTAATGCAGTAAGAAAGTCTTATGCTGATCGTAATATGAAAACTAATACGCCATATTTCTGGCATGACTTTTGGGTTGATTTACCAGATACTCTAGCAATTCGTAGAGCACCTTTCTTTCAAATTTGTGATTTAGCAGAAAGAATTTATGACACTGAGCGAGATATGTGAAAAGCATAAAGATGAAATTCCAGAGTTCTTAGAACGTTGGGATATGTCTAGTGCGCTATTCGATGATCTCTATAACTATTACTTTGACGAAATGCCATATGGTATTAAGAAGGCTAGAACTGGAGATCCTGAAGAATGGATCTGTGAAAGATTTAACGATGATGTTTATTGTGAAATGGATTTAAAACTACCATGAGTGATGTGGAAAGATTCTATGAAGCTGCTAGAGCTAAATTTCCTGGTGCTAGACCTTGGCATCAATTAGAACCTATGGAACAAATGCATATTGTGCAAGCAATTAACATTATCCTTGGAGCATTAACACGATGATTGAAAAATTTACTTATAATGTCTATTACAAGACAAATTATAAACCTCTGTATTTAGAGGTAGAAATAGAGTACATGCCTGAAGAAAAGGGTGCTGCTGAATGGGGTACTGGATTAAAAATAGACCCAGACTATGCAGAAGTTGTTTGTGTACTAAGTGCTACACTTAAAGGAGTTGATATTGTAGACATTCTTGTTGACAATATTATTGATGATATTAAAGGGTATTACTTAGCAACACTTGAGGAAAGAAAGAATGACACAGCGTACTTTGACTAAGAAGCATTATCAGCGTTTAGAGAAAATTATTGCAGAACAGATTAGCTTTGCTGAGGAATTTGCTGCTACAATAAAAGGGTCTGAATCTTTTTATTATGAAAAAGCAGATAAGGCTGATACTAGTAGTGATAGCAAGCATGCATTTATAATGCTAAACCATGCAAAGACTAATCGTAGATTCTTTAAGAAGAAAATTAAAACCTTAGTTGATTTGCAAACTATAATTAAGGCTAATATTAAATAGTATGAGACACGCCCTGACTGCCATCGTGTATGATAAGAAGGGCCGTGTACTCTCAGTTGGATATAACAATTATGTGAAGAGCCACCCTCTAATGGCACGTCATGCCGAAGAGGTTGGTGAACCATATAAGATTTATCTTCATGCTGAAGTACATGCTATTCTTAAATGCAAAGATCTTAGTAAAGCACACAGAATCTTTGTAGCTAGATATGGTAGACAGGGTGACCCATTAAATGCTAAACCTTGCCCAATCTGCTTATCAGCTATAAAAGAAGCTGGAATTGAAATAATAGAACACACATGACAAATTTTGAATTATTAAGTTGTTTGAGAAGTGACTGTAGATTCTACATTACTAACACTGTTAGAACTGCTGCATACACTTTACCTGCATATGATCGTAATGGTAATAACTTACAGGCTGATTTGAATATTACAACTGGAAATTTAAGTTGTAGTTCATGTGAGCGTAAATGGAAATTTATTGAATCCTATAATGGGACACACTATGAGGAAATAAAATGAGTGGTTGGTTAATTGCACTTACAGGCGCTATCTACACCTATGTAGCTGCTGAACAGTTTTACCTAGGTAACATGGGTATGACGATTGCATACACGGGTTATGCATTTGCTAATATTGGCCTATGGATGTTAGCATCATGAAATGGATTTGTAGAACAAAAGGAAATCCAGATAAAATTTTTAAGACTCGTAAAGCGGCCTTTGAATGGGCTAAATCTAATGCAAACGGAATATACATTATATGGAAAAAGAAACCACAAGATTCGATCTTGAACAAGACATCCTTGCTTGTATGCATGTAATTGAAGATCTAAGAAAAATAGATAACGAGAATGATATTGAGACTTTAGCAAAGTATTATGATTTAAAGTTTAGACAACTTTGGAATACATTTGAATGGTTAGTAAAAAGTGGAGATGTTAAATGAATGAACGTAAATTATTAGCTAATGTTTTAAGGACACCTGACGGTACTGTACTTCAGTCATGTCATGTTCACGACTATGTGGAGCATGTGGATGCCAATGGTCGATTGTATATGATTGACGGAGGTGTACAGTACATTAGGCGTACTTGGTATGAGGACGATAATGGTGAAGATCTTTCAGTTTATACCGATGATCCTCACTCTAAGATTCGTGAATGGTTCCGTTGGGGTACATATGGTAAAGAAGGTAAAGGGCCCCTTACATGGAAAAAGCTTAAGTTCTTGTCTACAGATCATATTCAAAAGATTATTGATGAGGGCTATGCTCGTGCACACTTGACAAAAGTGTTTCAAGACGAATTAATATTCCGTAAAGGGAAACCATTAGCTATATTGGTTAATGGGATTGGAGGTGAGTTCTACAAGGCTTCTCATGATAGCTCTAATTATCACTTAAGAGGCATTTGTGCTAGCCATGAAGGTAGGCCTGATCTAGTAAACCAATGGATCTTATCAAGCGCTATTGTTGAACAGTTATCTGATAATACTTATGAGACACTTAATACAATATACAATGTTATTTCATTAGAAGAGGCAGAAGTTGAGTCGTTACAATTTAGACTTATCAACTAATAGATTTACTATTCAGATTGATACAAATGGTAAGTATGGTTGGTTTGAGGACAAGATCTATGGAGATGAAAACGGAGGTGGTCTTTGGTTTGATGAAGATATGAAATTAAAAGACTATGACGGTGTTTATTTCTTGCCTGATCATGTAAGAAACCAGCTTATGAGAAACAATTTTATCACCCAGGAGTTTTATGAAAATTCATCCGCATCATGACTTAATTATCGCTTATCTTGAAGATAAGGTAATTCAATATAAAAGTTTTAATGAGTGGATTGATATTCCTACATTAACTGCTTTTGGAGGTGCTTTGCCTCCTTTTAACCATAATACGGAATATCGATTAAAGCCAGTAATTAAACCTAATTTTAAATTTAAACTAAAAGCGAGGATGGTTGGCAAAGACATTGCTCTTCGCACTTCAGAACATTGGGAGAATGATAATGTTGAGTTTGAGTTTGATGGCAACACACAAGAATTGATTAATGTAAAACTTATTTAACAGACTAGTTATGATGCAATTGAAAAAACGATTTAAAGATTATGTTTCAGGTAGTTTTAAAACATTTGAACTTTATGATAAAGCTGTAATTTCTTTTGTAAGTGAATATACTTCAATACATGGTAGGCGTATGATGAGAGCAGTGGTTAGTAATCAAATATACACTGGTATTTATAATCAAAATGTATTTGATATTATGAGTTTAAATATTGGTGTAAAAGGGCCATTTGTATTGTGGGATAATAAAAGGGGTTTAAAAATGATTAGTGTAATTGACGATCATTGGCAGATACCTGAAATCAAGCATATAAAAAGGAACGCATGAAAGTTTTAATTGGTGAATACCGTTACGACGACCAAGATCGAGAGATCGATGTCACAATTGATAACTATGACATTTGGAGTTTAGACCATACACTAGCGCATATTATTCACCCTGCATTGGTTAAGTTTAGACAGAAGCTAAGCGGAGCCCCTAAGGTAGATGACGAAGATGTGCCTGATGAACTTAAGAGTACTAGCGCACCTCCTACAGAACATCCTTGGGAGAGTGATGCAAACTACTTTAAGAGATGGGATTGGGTGCTTGATCAAATGATCTGGTCTTTTGCTCAAAAGCTAGATGATAATCATGATGCTCAATTTTACTCAGGTTCAACTGATTTTCAGTTCATTAAATCTAGAGACTATCCTTTTCATGTGGAAGCAGTAACGGGCATAGATGATAATTTCAAGATTGATATGAAAGGTTTAGAAAAACACGAGGCTCGAATTCAAAATGGATTTAGGCTATTTGGAAAATACTATCAAGGACTATGGGACTAATATGAGTAAAGGATCTACGCCAAGGCCATTTAGCGTGGCTCAAGAGCAGTATGAAGCTAGATGGGATTTGATCTTTGGTCGTGATAAGGGTCAAAAAGAACGTGATAAAGAGTTTGATAAAGCTCAGGATGCCTTAGAAGAGAAGGCTGAGAATGCTAGGCAACTAGGTTTAGACTATGACTGAGGTATATGAGTTACATAAACAAGTTACAAACAGTATTGTGTTCTTTAATGGTTCTCCCTCAGTTGAGGCTTTAAGGATCAGTGCTACAGGCGTGACAGTTAATCCCGACTTGACTGTAGACGAAACCGCTAAGGCAGTACTCGATGCCATAGATAAAAACATTAAGCTCCTAGTTAAGACTGCAGTAGACAAAGAGCGTAAAGCTTGTAGGGATGCTGTTGAAAAGGCTCGTGCATACAATATTGTCTGGTATCCTAAAGGTTACACTATATCAGCAAATAGTATAAATGAGTTCTACCAACATCAACACACTAAATGCTTGGAGGCTATTGATGGACGCTAAACTTATGAATTTAAAAGGATAGATATAAAATGATACACACAGATGAAGATGATGAGTTTGATCGTGTTAAAAGAGAGAATGTTATGCGTGAAGTTCAGAGGTTAGGTCAAGAGATAGAGGCTACAGGTCAACCCTATCACTTTGAATCTAGAGCAGAGTGGAAGAGTTTAACTGAAAAGGAAGTTGTGAATAACTTTGGTAGGTACTATGATGGAGACACTTGGTTCATTGCTAGGGATCTTGAGGCTTATATTAGGCAGAAAAACTCATGAGGGCAATAGATGAACAAGAAACAATTGAAGTACTGGACTTTATCAAACTAGCTATTTTGAATGAACGTGAAAAGTGTGCAGGTCTCCGTAAAGAGGTAGAGTTGGTTGGTAAACACTCTAGAGACTATGAGGATGGCTTCTGGGATGGTATAGCCAAGTATGAAGACTTAATCAGATTAAGGAAACAACCATGAAAGTTAAACAACTTATCGCAGAACTAAGCAAGCTAGACCCTGATCTTATGATTGTGAGAGCTGGCTATGAGGGCGGTGTAGTGGAGATTACTGGAGTAGGTACTTGTAATATTGCATTAAATGTATTCGATGAATGGTATTATGGGCCCCACGACCTTGTGACTGAGCCTAGTAGTCATCCTGAAGCAGAAGTTAAAACAGCAGTATTTGTAAGCTAAAAACCACCAGGGGACGCTAAAGAGAAAGAAGGTGCAAACTATGAGAAATTTAGCAATTTTGTTGCTGATTCTTTTTCCTATGCAAACAAGCACTGTAACTGAATCAGCTGTATTTCACACTATTCCTAAGCCTATTTTAGCCTTTGGAAAGAAAGATATAGATTGTCTAGCTCATAACATTTACCATGAGGCTCGAGGAGAATCTATTAAAGGTCAGATAGCAGTAGCAGCAGTCACAATAAACAGACTACTGGCTCAGGGCTATCCCTCCTCTGTGTGTAAGGTTGTGTATCAACCCTACCAATTCTCTTGGGTAAAGCTATTAAAGAACCACTATCCAAAGAACAAATCACAGTACCAAGTAGCTCATGCTATTGCTACTAACTACTTACAGGGCAGACTCAAAGATCCTACAAAGGGGTCATTATTCTATCATGCTAACTACGTCTTACCCAAATGGTCTAAGAAGTTAACTCACACAGTTACAATTGGAAACCATTTATTCTATGCATAGCCCTTAAGTGCTTAACTTAAACCTCCCCTCCAGGGTACTCTTTGACTGCTCCTTCGGGGGTGGTTAGAGGGTACTCTGGAGGGGTAATTCTTTTTTTTTTTTGTCAAAAAGTACCAGGTGACGCTAAAGAGAGAATCCTATCCAAAAGGGGGATTTAGGGGGTTAATATTAAAAGAGTAACTTAATAGCGGTAGCATTAAGGTACATTAATTATTGTTGTTGTTTATTAAAAATAATATTATAAAATATTTTTAAAGGAGTACTTTAAAGAGTACTTTAAAATATTATTTAAATATCATTCTGTAACACTTGTGTAGAGACACTACCTGTTCAAGGTAGAAGGTGTCTCCCAGTGTCTATGGATTTTATACTAAAAGGAATTAAAATGGAATCGATTATTCAAATGGCTATTGTTGTGTTAAGTACAGGTGCCTTCTGGACCTACTTGCATAGCAAAGATAAGCAACGACAAGAAGCTCACGATCAATTGACTGAACTGCTCATGTCTGAAGTTAAGAAGCTTGAGGGCAAGGTTGATAAGTTGCTCAGAGACAAAGAAGAGCTGCTTACTATGATCTCTGATCTAAAGATTCAATTACACAGTAACAATATTGTTCCTGTTGTAAAGACCCCTGCTAAAACCACAACCAGACGTGGAGCTAAAAATGCCGCTTAAGAAGGGCTACGGTGATAAAACCGTGAGTGCTAACATTAGGACTCTTGAAAAAGAGGGTAAACCTCATGCTCAAGCAGTAGCTATTGCTCTAGATTTAGCCAAGAAATATAAACCAAAGAATAAGAAATAATACATTATGACTACCTCAACAAACAAAGAGGTCAAAGATACCTCAACTGGGGTAGTTCAAGACCCAAATGTGTCAGAGAGAACCCGTGGTGGACTTAGACCTGGACAGGGTCGCCCAAAGGGAACTACCACAATCTATTCAAAAGAATCAGTTAAGAAGCTTCAAACACTAGGATTTGACCCTATTGAGAAACTTGTAGATCACTACTACAAGGTGCAGGATAAGATTAATGCTATGGAGAGTGGCCAAACAAGGTACTCTGCAGTGGCCTTAGCGAACCTCTTGAACATCCAGACAAGTGTGATGAATACGCTCATGCGATATGGTTACAGACAGGTGCCTGAGAAGAGTGAACAAGTAATTGAAGATAAAAAGCCGCTTAAGATTGTCTTCACAAATGAATAATTAAGTATACACTGAAATAAAATAGATAAAATTATTACAGTTACGTATACAATAAAAAGGAATACATATGAGAGTACAATCAGCAGCAGAATACAGCATTGAGTACTATACAAATGCTATCATGCAACTAAAAGAAGCCTCCAACAAGATCTTCCAAGAAGGCATCCAAGCACGATACGAGTTAGCTCAGTTCAATAAAAAACTTGAAGAGCTTAGACAATGTAATAAGAAGAAGGACATCGTAACCAAAGATAAGGTTGATGTGATCGTTTAAATGTCAAATGAAATTAAATTACACAGAGGTCAGTCTGAAGTATTAAAGTATTTGTTCTCAGAAAAGGGTGGCACTAGATATGCTGCTACAGTAGCTTCACGAGGCTTTGGTAAGAGTTACCTTGCTAGTGTTGCTGCTACAATGGCTGTTCATGAGTTGCTAGAGATGCCTGAAGATGTTCCTAATAAGAACGTCTCGATTATCTGTCCAACATACCAACAGTCGTTAGATATTTATTGGCCTCTACTAGCCTACAACCTAGGCTTAGAGGATTATGCTGAGAAGTCATCTCAGACAGCTGGAACATTCTGGTTTCAGAACAATGTGAAGCTTAAGCTATGGTCCTATGAAGCCTCTGAGAGGATGCGGGGATCGGGTCAGTACTTTGTTGTTGGAGATGAGGTCTCTGACTGGACTGGTCAGCCAGGACTTAAAGAGTCTTGGGAATCTATTATTCAACCTGCTATGACTACACGTTGGGCAGGTAACCATAAGGCTCTTATTATTGGTACACCTAAGGGTATGAATTACTTCTACGACATGACTAACTTTGAGTCTATGGACAACCGTTGGAAGACCTTTAGATATACCTATAGGGACTCCCCATATCTCTCTGTGGAAGAGATCGAGAGGACTAAGCGTCTGATTGACCCTATGAAGTTTGCTCGAGAGTATGAGTGTTCCTTTGAGGACTCTGGCGCTAAGGTATTCTACATGTTTGATCGTAAGACTCATGTGACTGCTGATCTACCATACTTCAATGTAGAGACAACAAACAAAGAAGATGTCCATGTGGCTATTGACTTTAACATTGGCATTATGGCTGCTGTAGTCTTTGCTGTTAGAGCTGGACAGATTCATATCTTAGAGGACATGCAGAATGTTCTCGATACTGAACAATTAGCTAAGAAGCTTAAAGGACAATTCAAGGATAAAGGTCATAAAGTATTCGCTTATCCAGACCCTGCAGGACGAGCTAGGAAGACTAGTGCTGTTGCTGGCGCTACTGACTTCTCCATCTTAGAGAGTCATGGTATTATCTGTAGAGCACACAAGGCTGCTCCTCCTATTGTTGACTCAGTAGCTGCTGTTAACCGTAAGTTTAAGAATGCTCATGGTGATATCGATATGTATGTACACCCTAGAGCAGAACACACTATTAGGTCTCTTGAAAGAACTGTATGGGTTGAAAACAATCCAAATACAGCACAGATATCTAAGGCAGAGAACGTAGAACACTGGACAGATGCTCTTCGTTATGCTGTTGAATACTTATTTCCTGTTCGTTCAGGTACTAAGACAGTTACTAAAGGCTTTATGTTTTAAAGGATTATTATGTCAAATAAAAAGAAACGTGATAATGAAAAGCGTGAAGAATCTTATCACAAGCGTAGGAAGAAATAATTATGGCTATTGAATATCGTGGTGAAACCTTTGAAGGTTATAACAAACCAAAGAAAACCCCAGGTAATTCAACTAACTCACATGCAGTGTTAGCCAAAGAAGGTGACACTATTAAGCTTATTCGCTTTGGTGCTCAAGGTGTTACTGGGTCTCCTCCCAAGGATGGTGAGTCAGACTCCTACCAAGCACGTAGAGAAGCCTTCTATGCTAGACATAAGGCTGATATCCAGAAGGGCAGAATGAGTGCTGCTTATTGGGCATGGGTAGTTAAGTGGACAAACAAATTTAAATAACAATCTGATAGTCAAGTGATTAAGTTCATGAGATATTCAGCAAGAACCCACCTTAGGGCTGTTGTCGCTACAGTAAAAGGCGTCACTAGAGTAGTATAGTTCAATAGGTAGAATCAGACGTTATCTCTGGAATGTGAGTTCGAATCCCACTACTGCTCTTCTTTATAACTGGCGTTAGCCAAAAGGATTACAATGTTTTTAATTAACTATATACCAATGTGGTTAGTGTTTATTGTCTTTATGGTGGGCTTGCTAGGTTTTGTAGTTAAAGAGTTTGACCGTTATAGACCTATTGCTGTAGGTTTAATATTTGCTGCATTATTTATTGCAGGATATAAGTCTTGTAATAATGTCTGGGAAGCTAGGGTTAAATCACTAGAGGAACAAATAGCAGCATTAGAGGCTAAGAAGTCTGAGGTTAACACACAAATAGTAACCAAAATAGTAACTAAAGAGAAGATCGTTAAAGAAGCTGCTGATGTGCAGATCAAATATATTGATCGTGAGATTGTTAAATACAATGATCAATGTAAGATCCCTCCAGAGGTTATTACAATACACAATAAGGCGGCTACACAATGAAGAAGCTTATACTATTGTCTACCCTAGTAATATCAGGATGCTCTACAGTAGTCCCTGTAGTGGCCAAGTTCCCAGAGGCACCTAAAGAGTTACTTACTCTGTGCCCTAAATTAAAGGTAGCAGACGAAAAGCCTGAGCTATCAGAACTCACAAAGACCATTGTGACTAACTATTCCGAATATCACTTATGTGCTAACCGTGTTGAAGGTTGGAGTGAGTGGTATACACAACAAAAGAAACTGTTTGAGGCGCTTAAATGATACTAACACTAGATCAGCTTAGACAACTTATTCCACGTAATAAGCATGTCACATATTGGCATCATGCCTTAGAACAACTCCTACCCGACTATGGTATTGATACCGAGAAGCGTATTGCAGCATTCGTTGCTCAATGTGCTCATGAGTCAGGCGAGTTTACAATGATTAAAGAAAATCTCAACTATCGTTGGGAGACACTCCGAAGAATCTTCCCTAAGTATTTCCCTAATGATGAACTAGCAAGGCAGTTCGCAGGTAAGCCTGAAGCTATTGCTAACAAGGTCTACGCTAATCGTATGGGTAATGGAGATGAGGCTTCAGGAGATGGATATAGGTACTCTGGTAGAGGCCTAATACAGTTAACAGGTAAAGATAATTATTTTTGGTTTGCTGAGTCTATTGGTATTTCCGCAGAGGAAGCTAGTGAGTACATGAGTACCTTTGAAGGTGCTGCACAGAGTGCTTGCTGGTTCTGGGAAACTAATAACTTAAATAAATGGGCAGATCAAGGCGATATAGAGACATTAACAAGAAAAATTAACGGAGGTACCATTGGTATCGAGGACCGTAAAAAGCACTATGCACATGCACTCCATGTACTAGGTGTGTAAATGTCTACTATTCTTCTTACCTTAGTGTTAGCTGGTTATGACCCAAAAGCCCCCGTCTGTGAGAGATGGACATGGCAGGGACCCGTTTATAACCGTAAGGTCAGTTGTTTAAAGTGGAAGAACAATGACAAAACGGATAAAGGGAAAAGAAAATGATTGATCCAATCACAGCTCTTGCTGGTATACAATCAGCAATTAGCATGGTTAAGAAGGCTAGTAAGGTAGCCAATGATCTGGGCTCGTTAGCCCCTATGATCGGTAAGATGTTTGATGCTAAGAGCGTAGCCACTAGAGCTATGATCGAAGCTAAACAGTCTGGCAAAGGCTCTAATATGGGCACTGCACTGCAAATCGAAATGGCTCTTGAGCAAGCTCGAGCATTTGAGGAAGAGTTAAAGATGCTCTTTATGCAGACAGGTAAGATAGATGTATGGAATAAAATTAAATCTCGCCAAGCTGAGATGGATCGTGATGATGCCATTGCTATGCGAAAGCTTAAAGATGCAGAGAAGAGGGCTAAAGAGGATGAAGAGTACTATACACAAATAGCTATTGCTGTTGGTGCTGTGTTCTTTGTACTGTTTCTCTTGTTTGTTGGCATTAACGAACTTAGCAATCTATGTCCTCCAGGTGGGTGTGGACGATGAACGAGTATCAGAAGACTGCAGACCTATGCTTTAAAATATTTTGCTACGGTGCTGTAGCTTTATATTTCCTAGGCTTCCTTAAATATTTACCAAATGATCTCTCAGACAGAATCGTTAATGGCCTAATCAACAAATACCTACCTTTCTAAGGAGCATTATGACAGAAGAAAAGAAACCTCTAAGCAGAAGCGAAAGAGAAGCTCTACTAAAGGATAAGGCTGGCTGGGTTATTACAGTGCTTGCTGCATTGTTAGCTATTAACACTCTTATGGGTGGATCTAATAGTTCTAAGGTATTGAACAACACAATCGATGCAAACAACACATGGGCATTCTATCAGTCTAAGGACATCAAAGGTCGCCTAGCTGAAATCTCTAAAGAGAATGCTCTATCCAAAGGTAACACCGCTAAGGCAGAAGAATTACAAAAGAAGATTGACAGGTATGAATCTGAACCTGCTACAGGCGAAGGTAAGAAAGAACTTATGGCCAAGGCTCGTAAGCTAGAGGCTGAGAGAGCAGTAGCTAAACAACGTTCTCCATTCTATACTTATGCAGGGTCACTATTCCAGATTGCTATCGTGTTATTAACCGCATCTATTCTTGCTGTTAATCGTAATCTATTTAGAGCCAGTATTGGCGTAGGTGCTGTAGCATCACTGCTAATGTCACAAGCCGTATGGTTGTGGCTACCACTAACAATTTAAGGAATTCTTATGTCAGAAGAAATTAAGGACGAGGCTCCTAAGAAAGAAGAAGAAAGTTGGATCCAGAAAAAGTGGCGTCCAATGATGGCAGTAATGTACATGTGTGTATGTGCCTCTGACTTTATCTTGTTTCCTATTATGTTTACAATTGTACAGTTCTGGGAAACTGCTGTTCAGAATGATGCCTTTAGACAGTGGGCTCCATTAACCCTTCAGGGTGGTGGTTTGTTCCATATGGCTATGGGTGCTGTACTGGGTATTACTGCATGGTCAAGAGGTCAAGAGAAGATGGCTGGTGCTGCTTCAGGGCCACCTCCAGGTCAGCCTATGGCTACCCCTATGGCAGCTCCTCAAAATGCACCTATGCAACAAGCTTCGCCACCTCCACAACCGCAAGTAACTACAGGTTATGGTGGTAAGCTAGCTCCTCCACCTCCAGATCATCCTCCTATTTAAAGGATTAAAATGAAACAATTAGCACTACTATTTGCCCTTTTGTTTGTTGTTCCTACTGTTTATTCAGCAGAGCCAACAACAAAGAAGGTCTGTAAAGAGACTAAAGATCCTAAGACTGGTAAGTCTAAAGAAGTCTGTAAAGAAATTAAAGTTCATAAAAAGCTAGAGGGTACTGAAGTACCAAAGAAGTAAGGATTTAGCTAATGCAAAAAACCCGTAAAGTTCCACGTAAACAAGCTCAAGTATCACATATTGAGGATTACCAATCTAATGTTAAAGTTATTAAGGCCCCAAGGCCATTCCACGTTCAACCTAAGAATGACAAACAGGACAATCTCCTTACTGCAATTCGTCATTACCCTATCACTGTCACTATTGGCTGCGCTGGTACAGGTAAAACTTATTGCTCCTCATCTATGGTAGCATCCTTGTTCTTAACAGGCAAGTATGACAAAATAATTTTAAGTAGAGCTAATGTAGCTACGGGAAAATCTTTAGGACATTTTCCAGGGACCATCGCTGATAAGATGGCTCCTTGGTTAATGCCTATTACTAGTGTTTTAGAGAAGTCTTTCGGGTTAGGCTTCTATCAGTACTTAGTAAACAAAGGTTCAATCGAGATCCAACCACTAGAAACTATTCGTGGTCGATCTTATGAAAACTCACTTGTCATTGTAGACGAGTGTCAGAATTTAACATTTGAAGAGTTAAAGGCGATTACAACACGCCTTGGTGAGAACTCTAAAATGGTCCTCTGTGGCGATCCTGCCCAGAGTGATATTAACAGTGGTAAGGACATTCTTAAATTTGTCCAACTATGCAAGAAACATAACATTGACATTCCTATCATCGAGTTTGGTGTAGACGATATTGTTCGCTCAGACATCGTTGCGAAGATTGTTAGGATGCTTATGGAGGAGAAACTTTAAA